CTTGTTCATCAAAAGATGGCAAGATATATGAATGGCAACTTAATACAGGTGTTGCGGCACAGCAAGTAAGCAATGCACCAGTAAGCAATAAAGGTATAGTTGTTACTGAAGAAAGATTTGTATTTGCATTAGGTGCAGGTGGTAACCCTCGTAAAGTAGCATGGTGCGACCAAGAAAATAATACATCATGGACAGCTTCAGCTACAAACCAAGCAGGTGATTTTGAATTACAAACTGTTGGTCAGATTATGTTAGGTTTACGTATGAGAGGAAGAACTCTTATCTTAACTGACAACGATGCACATGTTGCGACATACTCAGGCGCACCATTTGTCTATGGATTTGAAAGAGTTGGTACAGCTTGCGGTGTTGCATCAAGAAGAGGTGCTGTAGCTATAGATGAAGGTGCTTTTTGGATGGGTCGAAATGGGTTTTTTCAGTTTGATGGCTCAGTAGCTAGTGAAATACCATGCGAAGTGTCAGACTATGTGTTTGATGATATGAACTATTCACAAATTAGCAAAGTGTATGCTGTACATAACTCACAACATGGCGAGATATGGTGGTTCTACCCATCAGGTAGCTCAAATGAAAACGACAGATACGTTGCACTTGATTATAAAGAAGGACATTGGTCAACTGGTGAATTAGACAGAACAGCAGGTGTAGATACTGGTGTGTTTGGCAATCCAATATGGGCAGATGCTAGTGGTAATTTGTATAATCAAGAGACAGGATACACACATGGCTCTACAAAACCATACGCTGAGTCAGGTTCAATTAGTCTTGGCAATGGTGATAGCATAATGAAAGTAACACAACTCATACCTGACGAAAAAACACAAGGACAAGTAGAAGTTACGTTCAAGACACGTTTTTATCCAAATGATAGTGAGACATCACATGGTGCATTTACTCTTGGAAATCCTACAGATGTACGCTTTCAGGGTAGACAAATGCGTATAAAAGTACAAGGTACAGGTAATGACAACTGGAGGTCAGGAATAATGCGAATAGAAGCTAATCCGGGAGGTAGACGATGAGTACACAGACACCTCCACCACCATTAGGCAAAGATTGGAAGCCATGGGGTGAGCGATTAAATACGTTTCTGACAACTACAAGAAACAAATTACAATTTTACAATTCAGATAGTAAAGCTACACAAGATGGCATTATTATGTGGGATGAAGCTCAGGACTGCCCTGTAGTTTCTAAAAATGGAGCTTGGATTAGGATAAAATTAGACCCATGAGCATAACAGAAGATTTAATGCGCGGTAAAGCATGGATAGAGTCAGCACTTAAAAAAGGCGGCAATACACATGACTTTAAAGACATTGTAGATGGTGTTATGAGCGGTGATTTCCAATTGTGGATGGGGTCAAACGGATGTGCAGTAACCGAAATTGTAGTGTATCCTAATAAGAAAGTGCTTCATGTGTTTCTTGCAGGTGGAGATCAAGGGCAAGGCATAGAGCAAATTACTGACATGCACGATGATGCAATGGCATTTGGTAAACAACAAGGATGTATAGGAATGACTGTAACAGGGCGTAAGGGTTGGAAGAAAGTTTTGCAATCAAGAGGTTGGTCTGAGCAGTTTACAACTTTATTAAAGGAGTTTTGACATGAGTGGCGGCGGCGGTAAAGGCGGTAAGAAGCAAACAGAAACAACTATACCAAGTTGGGTGCAACAACCGGCAGAAAGAAACATAAGACGAGCTGAACAAGTACAGCAACTTAAATACATGCCATACACAGGCGCAGAAGTAGCGGCATTTACACCGGCACAAGAAGCCGCAATGAAT